ATTATTTAAATGCAATTGATTTAAAATATAATGTAGACAAAGAGGTTGTTTGGCAGAAAGAAAACAGAAGAATTTATAATCACACATGGGTCAAAACATTCAAGGTAAGCCTTTTAGTTATGTTTTTTTGTTTGATTTTGGGTTATCCAATTTCTTACTTGTTATCAACGCTACCTTTAAAATATAGCAATCTTTTAATGATATGTGTGTTGTTACCTTTTTGGACATCGTTACTTGTTCGAACCGTAGCATGGATGGTCATGCTTCAGCAAAAAGGTGTGTTAAATAATTTATTAGTAACAGCGCATATTATTGCTGACGAGAACCGATTTAAACTTATGTACAATGAAACAGCAACTATAATTGTTATGACACAAATATTATTACCTTTTATGGTTTTGCCTTTGTACAGTGTTATGAAAACAATATCACCAAACTATATGAGAGCAGCTTTAAATCTTGGAGCTTCACCTTTACATGCTTTTTGGAAAATTTATATGCCAAATTCAGTACCAGGAATTAGTGCTGGCTGTATGCTCGTATTTATACTTGCGATTGGATACTACATTACACCCGAATTGGTTGGGGGCAAGGATGGGCAAATGATAGGAAATTGGATTGCTTACCATTTAAAAACAACACTAAATTGGGGGCTGTGTGCAGCCTTAGGAGCTATTCTTTTAGGAGTAATGACAGTTTTATATTGGGTTTATAATAAATTAGTTGGAATAGAAAATATTAAATTAGGATAATTATGGCTTTACCATCATATGCAACAACAGGACAAAGAGTAGGCTGGTACGCTTTTTTAACCTACTGTGGTTTAGTTTTTTTCTTTTTAATCCTAATTTCTTTTGTGTCTCTGGTAAATGTTTATTAGAAGTATCAACAAAATGTAAATAAGGTTCGCCTGTTTCATGTCTTGTTTCTAATATTAATCTCCATAATTCTCTAGCATTAATAGACTTCTTAATCTTTTTTGAATGAGGGTCTATTAATTTCCATTCAATATTTTTTGAAACTGCATTCATAAAATCATCAGTAATATTAATACCATGATGAAGGTTAAGACATTTTCTATTTGCATCACCACCAGAAGACTTACGCATAAATAAAAATTCTTCTATCTCTGGATGTGATATGTCCATATAACAAGCATAACTTCCTCTTCGTGTTGTGCCTTGGTTGAATGCTAACATCTGACTATCAACAACTCTCATAAAAGGAATTGAACCTGTTGATTTAGAACCATGAGAAGTAGAAGTACCATCACTTCTAACATCACCCCAGTATCCACCGATACCACCACCATTACTAGCTAACCAAATGTTTTCATCATAGTGAGAAGACAAACCTCCTCTACTATCTGGAACATAGTTTAGGAAACAAGAAATAGGTAATCCTTTTTTCGTACCTGCATTAGATAATATTGGAGAGGAAAAACCAAACCATAAATTACTAGCATAGTCATAAATTCTTTGTGCCATTTCCCAATCTGTCTTACCTCTATAAGTAGAAACATATTTAGAAGCCCGAGCAAAAGCATGTTGCGGTGATGTTTCGTTCTTATCTAAATATCTATCTTGTACTGTTGCAATACCAAATGGTGTGAGATTATTATCTCTTTCTAAATCTATCTTAACTTTCATTATTTATTTTCCTTCCATTTATTATATCCTTCCGCCCAAGTTTCTTTATTTTTTCTTTCTTTAGTTTGTCTTTTTGATTCTTTATAAGATTCATTTAATTCTTTTTTTTCTTTTTCCGCTTCTTCTAAAAAATCTTTTGGCTTTTCTAATTTACGACACTCACCTGCGATTGCCATATATGCTGACCCATCTATGTAAGTATCTGGTGTTGGGTTTCCAAATTTTGCTCTTGCAATTTTTAATAGTGCCATACATATTGCTACATCATGTGCAGTAATAGGTACACCTAAATAAGCAGACCAAAGTTTGCCTATGTTCTGGTGGTTAATAACTTTATCACCATAATCATTTGCCCTTGGACCAGTTATTAATTCAATAGCTGTCGTTAAATATTCTTTAGTTATATTTTTTATCATCTTTCATCCCTTTCATTATTATTTTTTCGAATTCTCTCATCCCAATATATGTGGAAAGTTTAGGATTGTTCTTTGCAAACCACCATATACCTTGTGCTAGTGTTAATACTTCTCTATCTTCTGATACTAAATTAATTAATTCAATATCAATCTTCTTTGTCTTACCTATACCTGTAGGTGTAAGAACTATATAAGCTTTACCTTGTTCTAACTCTGCCATTATTTCATCCACTCCTTTGGAATTTCTTTATCACAAAATTTAAAATTATTTTTTATACACCAATCTGCATAGGTTGTTTTAGAACCTTTACTAATTTTAACTTTTGAATTTTGAAAACAAAAACGAATGTCATGTTTGGTACTATCCCTTAACCAAATATGTTTCTTTCTGTCTGAAAGTTTGAACCGCCCCTTTAATTCTACATAGACATTAGTATTAGGAAAATACAAGTCGGGAGTATAAGCCCGAAGAATACTCGGTTGTACATATTTTATTCTTTCATGTTCATAAAAGAATTTAATCTTTTTATTTTTTAATTTTGATACAATTTCTTTTTCAAATTTACTACGATACTTTACCATCTTTTAATGCCACTTGGAATATTATTTGTACCCTTTATTATACCATCAAGTTGCTCAAAAGTCAAGTGTTCATTTTGTTTTAATTTTTTTACTACCCATTTAAAAGACCAAGCAGATAGTCGCACTTGATTTTGAAATACATAATGAGTTTGTTTGGGCATCATATCCATTACATTATGAATAGTTACCTTATCTTTTTCGTGTTCTGGTAGTAAAGATTGTAACCATTCTACAATAACTTCCTTTGCTCTTCGTCTAATTCTTTTCATTTTCTTTGTGTTCATTAAAATGGTCTCCTTACTTTTTCTAAATCACTAATCTGTTTAGATAGTTTTTTATTATCTTCTTTTGTTTCTGTTAATTCAGTTTGTAATTTTCCATTTAATTTTTTATGAGACTCATTAATTAATTCTAAGTCTTGTCTTTTCTTTTTTTCTTCTCTCCACATTTCTAATAATTGTTGATAATCTTTACTCATCTTTTAACCTTTATCAATTTAAAATTTGTTTCTCTATCAAAATATCTATAACTCATTCGTACTGGTTGAAACTTATAAAGATAATCAAATACAATTTTTTCATCCAAATCTTTACAAGAATAAACATCAAGTTGAACTAACGCAGGGTCATTCTCATCCCATGAATGCAACGCAATGTGTGAAGTCTCAATAATTGTAACACAAGTTAATCCTCTATTACCTGTGACATCACAGTATTTTGCATATGGACCTGCAAGTATTTTCATATCTATATCTTTTATTAATTTCTTTGTCCATGTTTTAATTTCTTTTATATCTTTAGGTGGTTCTAATACTTCTGCTCTTACTAACAAGTGCTTATGTTTTAACATAAAATTATTTTTCTATTATACTAACCTCTTCAACTTTAGGTGTCTTCTCAACTTTAGTAAAGTAGATATTACCACTTGCATATTTGAATACTCTTAATCCTTTACCATCATTAGCATCTTTATGACACTCTACTTTATGAGAACAGAACACACATCCTGCAGGAAGTTTCATATTACCTGCTTTCTCATGTGGTACTGGTTCATAACATCTAGGTGGTAACTCTGGTGAATCTAATTTTGTTTTAACATTTTGAATTAAAGATTTAATATTAGGTTTCATTAAATCATCTGGTTTAAACAAAGCAAGTTGTCCAGTAGATTTATTGACTGCAAGAAACCCACCTCGTTTTGTTTTCTCATGTTCTTCATACCCAGTTAATTGAGCAATATATCCGAATGGGTCATCCTCATTTAAAGTACCTTGTTCAAATTTCTTAAATGAATATGATGAAGCAGTCTTAACATCTACAACCTCACCATCAATCTTACTATCCATATGTCCTACAATACCATCAACATTAACTTTCTTTTGTTGGTCTGTAACTTTATGTCCTGCTAATTCAGTAAGAAATAAAATAAGATGTTCAAGTATATGTCCATACAAAAACTTTAATTGTAAAGAAGGATTTGATTTTTCTTTCTT